GGTTCGTGCGGTGTCGGATTGCCAACAGGAGCGGTGCCCCTGACGCTGACCGCTGCGGACTTCGCCCGCTGGGCGTTCTGGGTCAGTTGCCGGGCATTCACACCCTGCTGCCGTGCGAGCATAACCTTGGAAACCTCCGGGTGCAACATCGCTGCCTGCCGGTAGGCCTCGGCGATGCTCACCGAGCGGCCACGCTTGTCGGCAAGCTCGATGATGTCGGCCATCTCCTGCCGGAGGTCTTGGAAGAATTCGTTGGCCGGGTCGGCCGCGAACGCCTCAAGCTCGGTGCGGGCCTCGCCATCGGCCTGCTGCACGATCTGGTCCTGGCGCTGCCGCGCGGCCTGATACAGCGGGGCCAGGGCCTGCTGCACCGCAGCATTCACGTCCGGCCCCTGCTGCTGGACGCCCTGGGGCATCGGCTGGCCCGCCAGGGCCGAGTCGAGCGCCTGGATGTCGACCCCGTAGACCTTGACGATCTGCGCCAGGGTGTTGGCCTTCTCGTACTGGGTGCCGGTACGCAGCGTCCGGGTGACGTTCATCAGGTTGGTCACGGCCGTCAGCGGGTCGACCCCCTCGGCCTGGATGATCGGCATGAAGGGCTGCACGGCCTGGAAGAACCGCTCGCCAAGCTGGCGGGCTGGTGCCACCTCGTTGACGAACCGCTGCATCTCCGACTCGCGCCGGGCGACCTCCTTCTGGACCTCCGGGTTCATCGCCTTCCAGTGTTCCCGGGCGCTCGGCGACCACGAGGCCGGGGCCTGCAGTGCAGCGGGCTGCGGCGCGGGCTGGATGGCCCCAGGCTGCGTCGGAGCGGCCTGGGTGACACCAGGGGTGCCCGGAAGGGTTCCAGGCGCTCCTGGGGCCTTCTCGCCCTTCGGCAGGAAGCGCCCGAGCGAGTCGCGGTCGCCCTTGGCCTGGACCTGGGTGTCGACCGCCGGTTTCTCGACCGGGGCGACCGGGGTGTCGGGGGCGGCCGGCCGGTCGGGGGCGACGGCAGTGTCGCCCCCCTCGGCACCGTCGATGGCACTCTCGATGGTCGAGCGGAGGTCGGGGCCGTCATCTACGGCAGCGTCATCGGGGTCCATTGGTTCTCCTTGTGGTTTAAACGTCTAGCGGAACAGGTGCGCGCCACTGGGCAGCCAGCCCAGCAGCCAGATGATCAGGACGATGGCGGCGATGGCGATGATCACGGTCTTGAAGACCGGGGGCATCGGGATGTAGGTCACGATGATCCAGACGATCAGACCGACAACGGCCAGACCCAGCAGGATCGTCAGCAGGGCGCTCAAAGTCATGTCAGCCTCCTTGGGCTCGGGCGAAGGCCCGGGCAATATCGTCTCTGGTAATTGCACCGCCGCCCTCGCCGCGCCGGTAGGCTTCACGAGCCTTCTGCGCCTTGGCCCAGGTTTCGGTGTAGTCGTCGGCCGTGGTCAGGCCGTGCCGGTGCATGTACTCCCGGTGCTTCGACCGCGAGGAGATGTCGGTGCCGTCCTGCGCCTGCAGGCCGATGTAGTGCCGGTCGCCGGCCAGAGCGTTGTCCTGGGCGCTCGTGCGGCCGGTGGGCGGGAAGTAGCGGTCGGCCGTCTCGCCGCAGCAGATCAGCGGCCTGGGGCTCCTGAGGTGGTCCGAGATCGAGCGGAACACCTCCAGGGTGTTCGCGCACTTCGCGCAGCGGAATGCGTAGGTCGGCATCACATGCTCCCGACCGCCGATCCGGTGTCCGACATCGAGCCCGAGCCGCGCAGGCGGTTGACGATGGCCTTGGTCTGCTGGGGGCTGCGCTTTTTCTTCATGCCCTCGTGCAGCATCTCGCCGCCCTTGTCGGCCTCGTTGAATTCCTCGGCCACTTTCACGGGCGGGGCCTTGACATCGTCGGGCTTGAATCCGTGGGCTACAGCGGCCATGAAGCGGGCCTGCTTGGGTGTTGAGCTTGGCATGTCAGTACGCTCCTAGTTGCTTGGCACGCTGGGCCTGCTCGATCCACTGGTTGACCGAGTCGATGGTCCGTTGGTCGACCGGCTCGGAGAAGCCCGAGCCCCGCTTTTCCATTGCCCCGATGACCATGTTGCGGGTGTTCCCGGGCCTGCCCTGCATCTCTTGAAACAGGCGCTCGTAGGTCTTGGGCATCATCGCCTCGATGGGGACATTGTGCCCCAGGCTTCCTGCGTAGCGGCCGGCAAAGCTGGTGTCGTAGGCCGGATGCTCCGAGGGCGAGAGGGGCGTGCCCTCCAGGGCCTCGATGACGGTGTTGCCGACATGGCCCTTGCCGACCCCCGCCAGCGCCGGGTCGGTGATGGCGTTCATCAGGTCGGCCTTGTTGAAGCCCAGCATCTGCTGCGGGCCGACCTTGGTCAACTGCTGCGACATGGCCGTCCTGAGGTTGCCCGGGGTGGTGTCGATGCCGTGGCCGGTGAGCAGTTGCTGCTGCACCTCGGGGTGGTCCAGGCCCAGGAAGCCGCCGAAGGGCCGCACGAGGCCGCCCGTGGTGGTCTGCAGCGGAGCATTCCTGATCATCTGGTTGAGCGCCCTGACGTGCTGCGGCCCCAGGTCGGCATGGTGGAACAACTGCATCAGCGCATCGGTCGGCATGGTCGAGAAAAACTCGGCGTCCTGGCCCATCGTCGAGGGCATCATGTAGACCTTGCCGGAGCCTCCAGCTTCAAGGCCCTCGCGTGCCGCTGCGGCATTGCGGTCTTGGATGCGCTTGGCGATGGACAGGTTCGACGCCCCGCCGATGTCCCGGCTCATGTTGCCGAGGTCGCGGGCCCAGTCCTGGCCGCCGGTGGTGAGCGTGGGCGTCGGCAACTCGTTGCCGGAGATGTTGGTGACGAGACGATTCCTGCTGCTCATGTCCCACGGCATGGCGACGAGGTTGGAGCCCTTCATGTCCTCGATGGTCAGCGGGGCCTTGGGGGCCATGCCGCCGAGGTCCAGGGCGGTGTAGCGCGAGCCTACAGCGGGGTGCGGGTCCAGGGGCGTATGCGGCAGGTAGCCCTGCATCGCGCGGCCCTCGGCCGCCCTGGCCGCCGCACGCTCGGCCGCGCCGGCTGCCGCGCCCTCGCCCTTGACGGGGTTGACGGCCGCCAGGACGCCCGCCATCGTCGCGGCGGGTGCCGGATGCGCCTGGGCGTAGGTGTCCCAGGCGTTGGAGGCCTGGGCTACACCGGGCAGCTTGCTGCCCCAGTCCTCCACCCCCTTCATGCTGGTGCCGAGGTCCTGCAGCCGCTGGCCGCCGCGCTCGGTCAGCGGGCCGCCCCAGTCTTGGATGTCGTTTACACGCTGTGCGGCGTTCTGCAGCGCAGCGTCCTTGCCCTTGCCGGTGGCAAGGTCCCACAGGCCCTGGGATGCGCCGGCCAGCCCGGCGATGGGCTGCTTGACGATCCCCAGGCCAAGCTGGCCGGCAGCGTCAAGCTGCCCGCCGACTTCGGTCGCCCCTTCGCGCAGGAGGTCACTCAGGCGCGACATCTTTCGCTTCCGGCTCGGCATGGCCGGGCTCGACGACGCCGAGGGCCTCGGGGCCGCCATGCTCGGCGAGCCATGCGGCCTTCTCGTCGTAGGTGGCTCCGCCCGTGAAGAACCGCTGCGGCATCTCCTCCTCGGCAGCGTAGGCCTTGCCTGAGGCTTTCTCGGCCTTCTTCTCCAGCTTGGCCTGCTCCTGCAGCGCCTCGCGCTCGTACTGCTGCTGGACCGGGTCTTCTTCCTGCTCGACGAGCTTGTCTTCCTTCTTCGTCATGGCGATCTCCTACTGGATGGGTGCCCCTGGGGGCGGTGCGGGTTGAAGCGGGACGCCCGAGGCTGGCCCCTGCATCGGAGCGCCTCCCGGGCCGGGCGGGGGCTGCCCATCGGGGCCGCCCAGCAGCCCCATCGCCCCCATGTTGTTGTGCAGGATCGAATTGTGGTGCGTGGCGGCCTTGGCGAGGTTCTCGACAGCCTGGGTCTTGTTCTTGGTCGTCTCGCTCTTGGTCTTGTCGATCTGCGCCTGCTCGGCCGGCCCCGGCGGCTGCTTGGTCTGGTCGTTCTGGCTCGCCGCAGCGACCGCCTGATCGAGGACCGTCTGGATTTCCTTGCTGATCCTGAATCCGCCCAGGCCCCATTTCATCAACTGCATGACGACCGGGGCTGCCTCGGGGCTGGTCTGGATCAGCGGGGTCACCGACTGGACGAAGCTCCCAACGGCCTGCATGAACTGGGTCCGGCTGTCGCGCTCCTGGGCCCAGTCGACCATTGCCATCGTCTCCGACTCGACCGAGATGCGGTAGAACTTGTTGTCGCCTGGGGCTTTCAGGAACTGGATGGCCGCGTCCGCGCCCTGGGCGTCGGGGCTGTGCATGATGTTGCTGCGCTCGGCGATGGTCTGTGGCTGGAAGCGGTCGCAGATGATCTGGGCGCGGATTCTCTGGCCGCCCGCGACCCAGGCACCGATCTGCTGCTGCTTGAACTGGAGCCGGTTGCCGCCGAACTGGGCCTTCAGTTGCTGCGCGCCCAGGGTTTCATCCGGGTTGGTCATGCCGCGCATGATGTCGCCGATGCCCAGGACCTCGTAGAGGTTGCCCTTGATCACGTCGCGCTGCTGGGTGAGCTTCTCGATGACCCCGGCAATGATGTCGATGGGGACGAAGTCCATCTGGCCCTTGAGCCCGCCCTTCTCGGCGAAGGCGGCCCAGTTGTCGACCGGGAGCATCTGGTTCTCCATGCCCTCCTGAAAGACCCGGCCGATGGGGGTGCTGTTCTTGTCGTACACCCCGACCACCTTGCACGCCTTGGTCAGGTACTTGATCCGGGTCGTCAACTCGTCGATCTGGCCGTACTGGTCCTGCGCGAGCAGGAAGTCGGCGCGGGGGATGAACTTGCTGGTGGTCAGGTTCGCCATCAGCGGCTGCGGGCACGGGAAGAAGCCCTTGAGCTTCAGCGGGTCCTGCTTGTAGTCGCAGATGATGTTGTAGCCCATGACGTGCCAGTAGGCGCACTTGGTCGTCTTGTCCCAGATTTCAAAGACCCCGGCTTTCTCCCAGGGGTCGTTGATGTGCCCCAGGGCATCGGCCCGGGTCTTCTGCTTGGTGACCGGGATGTCCTTGCCGATCTTGTCGCCGAAGCGGGCGCAAAGCTCCTCGCGGTTCATGTAGACCCGCCGCGCGCACCAGCGCACGTCCTGCCAGACCCTGGCCGGGCTCCACCAGAAGTCCTCCCAGTAGACGTAGTCGGCCGGCGCATCCTCGGAGGTGATCGCCTCGTAGGGCACGGGCTCGGCAAGCTGCTCGCCGGTCGTCGGATCGGTGACCGGGTCGGTCTGTGTTTCCTCAGTCTCCACCTCGTAGCGGTACCAGACCTGACCCAGGCCGATGACGAGGTAGTCCGACACGGCCTGCCGGGTGATCTCGGGGTAGGTCGACTCGTCGTCGTCCTCGCAGTCGTTGTTGAGCATCCGCTGCAGGATGTTGGCCGCCACCCGGGAGACATCGTCCTCGCTGTCCTTGTGGGTGTTGCTCACGTCCACGTTGGGAGGCTTGGCGTACAGGCTCGACTTCAGCACCTCGATGTTCGACCAGAACAGGTTGAACTTGCTGTCGCTGTTGTCGAAGGCCGCGCCGTCGCGCTCGTCGAGGTACTTCTTCACCAGCTTCCTGGCGGTGGTGTGGAACTTCGACAACTCCTTCTTTGCAGCCTGAAGCTCCCGCTCCCAGCGCTCGGCCAGCTTTGCCGGGTCCTTGCCCTGGTCACGCTCGGGGATTAGCGACTGATCACCGGGCTTCTTGCCATCGTGGATGTCCTGATACTCCTTGCCATCCGATGGCATTGCGCTACCAGTAGTTGCGCCTGGAGGCTGTTGCGGCGGGTATGTAGCCATCAGAGTCGTCCTTGGTTCGCCGAGGGCCCGACAGTCTCGTGGAGCATCTCCAGGGTGAAGGAGTGACTGAGCGGCGGCACGATTATGGTCTTCTCGGGCGGCGGGGGCTCGATCACCACCAGCTTGGCCGCGCCCTCCATGTACGCATCGGCCGGGTGGCTCGACCAGTCATGCTCGGGCTCGCTGCTGAACGTCTTCGTCTCGTCGTCGTACTTGAAGTGGTAGGCCCTGAGGGCCATCAGCAGGGGCTTGCAGGCCTCGTTGTTGGCGATCCTGACCCGGCGCAGCATCAGCCGCCCCGCGTTGATGCTGTCGGCCTTCTTCCGCTGCTCGTTTACACGCACGTCGCAGCCGGCCCAGGGCCGGTCGGCCAGGAACGTCTCGACCACCGAGCGCTTGGACGCGAAGCTCCTGGCCTTGGCGTCGTGCGGCAGCACCAGCACATCGGCGCGCGGCTGCTTCTGTAGCCTGGGTATCCACTCCTCGGCATCCATGCCGCTGCCATCGTCGTAGTGGAAGATTTCAAAGCCGCCGCGCATGCGCTTCCACCAGACGAACGCCGCCTTGTCGCGGTAGCCGATGTCGGAGGTGACCCAGACCTCGTCGTTGGGCCCGCCCGCCTCGACCATGCAGATGCGGCCCTGCTTCTCCATCTGCTCGACGTAGCGGCCGAAGATCGCGCCCACGTTCGCGGCACTGAAGTCGCAGTCGTACTCCTGGCGATATAGCTCGTCGGGCATCTCGCGCCGCTCGTCCTCCAGCACGCCCAGGGGGATGTGCTGCGTCTCGGTCACGCCCAGGTGCGAGTGGTACCAGTGGTCGCTGGTCTTCGCCAACTGGATCAGGTCGTAGAAGTGGTTGTAGCCCCGGGGTGTAGAGATGTGCGCGGCCCAGCCGCCGTTGGCCGCGAGCATCGGCCGGAACATGCTCCACGCCCTCGGGTCCGACAGCGCCGCCTCGCTCATGGCGATGCCGAACGGGTTGGAGCCCACGAGGCTGTCGTAGTAGTCCGAGCCTACAAGCTGCCAGATGCTGCCGCATCTGAACGTGATCTTCATCTCGGTCTTGTTGGTGTCCTCGCGCAGGTGCTTCGGGAAGACTTGGTCGAGGGTCTTCCTGCCCTGGTTGTCGAACCCGTCCCAGACCACCTTGCGAGCATGCTTGTGCGTGGGCAGCATGTGGAAGTACATGCCCGGGCGCTCGTGCAGCATCTTGGCGGTCTGGTGCAGCATGGTGAGGTCCTTGCCGAACCGCCTGGGCCAGCACACGGCCGCACGCAGGCCGCCGTGGTCGAAGTAGCGCATCAGCGCCTTCTGCGGCGGCCGACCGACGAACCCGTTGGGCAGGACGATCTCAGCCAAGGCTCGGTCCGCCCATCCAGTACCACAGGACCCAGGCCATCGTGACCCCGCCAGTGATGAAGCCCAGGGATGCAGCGAGGATGATCCAGCCGGTCATGTCAGCCACGGTGCTTGGCCCTCCAGATCAGCCAGCGGTCGGCAGCGATGCCGGCGATGAAGGCGACGACGAAGTCCAGGCCGTAGGACCACCAGGGGTCGTGCATCACAGCCATCCCTCGCCTGCCGACCAGCCGAACAGGGCGAAGATGCACAGCAGCAGCAGGATGAACATCAGCCGCCACTTGCTCATGTTTCGTCGCTGGTAGTTATGGCGGGCCGCCGACCCACAGCCCAGGCGTGGCCTCGCCAGCGTCCAGCACCTCGGCCACATGCTCGCCGATCAGGCCGGCAGGCAGCCTGTGCCACTGCACGCCGTGGTCCTGGCGTGCGAGCCCGGCATCGTCGAGCGCGCCGCTGTCCAGGCCCCGGTACTGCACGGCGTCGTTGAAACGCTCCGAGGTGTCGCACACGTCCAGTACCAGCAGTGTGCCCCGAGGCTTCAGGTACGACCGAGCCACGGCCAGCATCGCCGGCACGCTGTAGGCGTGGTGCAGGCTGTAGCCCAGGACGACGAGGTCCTGGCGTGGCAGCCGCGCCGCGAGGTCGGGGTCCTGCATGTCGGCCTGGATCAACAGGCCCTGGCACAGGCAGCGCACTAGCTGCGCCTTCGATGCGTTGACCAGGGTGAAGCACAGGTCACGCCGCTGGGCCTGCCAGTACGCCTCCATGCCGCCGACGCCGCAGCCCAGGGACAGCACGCGAGCGCCCAG